TTCTTCGCCTTACGATTCCAAAGAACAGTCTTGGTATACTGATCGAAGAGCTTGTTATCGATAGCTTGATCAAACTCCTCCCCTGTCTTCTTCTTGAAACCCTCAATAGATTCTAATGCAGCCATACAAAGGTCTGCATAATTATCATCGTGGTTAGCGATAGCATCATCCCCTGAAATCTTCATGGCGATGGTGTGCATCAACTTGCCGTAACGCTCCTCGTAGAGAGCCCATTGATCGTCAGTAAGTTTAATCATGCAACCTATTATAGCGCAAGGGGTTATGATTTCAACTATTCAGTCGAGCTTTTTCCTCGCGGGATGTTTCTCGATCATCCTTACCCATGCTAAGGAGGCTATAACCACAGATATCACGCCATGGCGATTCGTCACCGTAAGTAGGGTCAGTGGCTAGTCTGAAAAGCTTGTCCACAACTCGACAAATGGTCAGCACATCCAAGTATTGCTCTGGCTGAATGCCATCAGGGAACAGGACTTTAAGGATCTTGTGTGCCTTACCGAATGAATCACCGTAAGCCTCTTGCTTCTCAGCTACAAGCTTACCAACGCTTTTTGCCAGTTCTTCGTACTTGTTCATCTTTCTTTCCAGTTGCTCTTTTTAAAATTTCAGGTCTACTAATGCCTCTACGATCCATACCTAAACAGATAGCACAGGACTTTGATTTGTTATACTCATACAACTCAGCGTAATCACCACACGAGTTACACTTACCTTTTTCAGCTATCTTTCTCATTACTCAACTCATCTGCCAGATCTTCTATATGTCTGGCAAACACTCCCATCAACTCAAGCTGGTCCTGAGTTTTGTCTTGTAACTCAATAACCCTGCAATGAAGTTCATTGATCTTCATGCTTAGGCTTGCTTCCTTTAGCTTATCCAATCTCAGCCTCCAACCACTTGATGATTGGGTCATACATCTGCTGTTGAATAATTACCGAGAAGTCCGAATGACCTCCTGCCTTTACATACTGATATGTAGCGTTTGCTCGGCCCTTAACAATTGTAAGGATGGATGCGATGGCTTTAAACTTCTTTGTCTTGTTACGCTTAGAAGTCGTACCTTCGAGAATCCTCAACTGATGCAACACATCAGTAAGGTACTTAGTAAGCTCTGCTTGTTCCGGTGTCATGCTATCATTATAGCGATGAACTTCCTAGAGTATTGATAATTTCTAACTTATTCTCCCTAACTTCTGCATCATACCTGCCCGTTCCATTATCAGGCTGTCGATTAGCCAGGATCTCGTCAGCAAGCGGTAAGCCCACGAGTCTTTTAAGTACACGTTGAATATCTCTAGCACCAAACTCTTCGGAATAACCATGTTTAATTATGTAATCAGTAATTTCAGGTGTGGCTTTGATTGGATACTTTGCAAGTGCAAGCCTAGCAATCTGTTTGATATCGTCCTGATTAAGGTCGTTAAAGAATACGAATTCATCTACTCGACCCCTGAACTCGGGTGAGAACGTGGTCTCAATAGACTTCATAATCTGCTCTTTATCACCCTCCGAGCTTACACCGTTCCTGAACCCAACCGTCTCGGTCTTAAGATCCTTAAGACCGCAGTTTGAAGTCATAATGAATATCGAATCGGTGAGACCAATTTCATTGCCAGAATTATCAGTAATAGTACCTGTATCCAAAAGGCTAAGTAAAATGTTGTACAGCTTAGGGTGTGCTTTTTCAATTTCATCGAATACAATCGTCCATCGATTAGATTTATCAGCCTTCTCCTTTATGAGAGAACTTTCAGAGTGCCCAATGTAGCCAGGGGGTGAGCCTAGCAATCTACTTACCTCATGACCGTTAGTAAACTCAGCGCAATTAATAACCCAAAAGTGTTTTGAATACTTTTCACCAAGCTTCCTAGCTAACTGAGTTTTACCACGACCAGTTTTGCCAATAAAGAACAAGTTCATATGCGTGCTGAAATCAGCAGCTTTGAGCTTCACAGCATCCCGAACAGCACGGATAGCCTCATCCTGACCAATGATATTCTTCTTGAGGAACTTTTCCAGGTCTTCAATAGCACTTAAAGTGCTTAGTGGCTTACTGTTAGTGCTTTTCTTCTTCTTGTTAGTTTTCTCTTCTAATTTCTTCCTAAACTCCTCATCCTGTTTAGCATCACTAACAAGAGACTCTAGCAAAAAAGAATCAGGAAGAACCTCGTTTATTTCGTAACAGACATATTCAATCCTGAAGTCTGGGTAGTATTCGATAATGGCACTATAGTATGCACCTAAAAGCTTGTACTCTAGCAAGGGATCCTTGATCGTATCCTTTACCTTAGAAGCCTCATCCATTCGAGACAAAAACATCCTCTTCTCATCAGATGTTACCGCACCCATGATTACATGCTGAACATATTTAACAAAGTCGAACTCGCCGGAGGAGGTAGACTTAATGTACCTCGTGAGCTTGTTAAATATTATCTTACCCTGACGTTCTGTCAGACGCTTGATGTGGATGATAGAATTAATCTCGGCTGAGAAAGCCTTAATGCTGTTAGTCTTCCTGGGCATTCTTGTCCTTGTTGAGCATTGCGTTTAAGTTACTGAATACAGAGCCCTTTAACTCCTGTTGAGCAGAGCCAGCCTTGCCTTCCAGATCCATCTCCTTGAGTTGATATTTCTGCATGGTTTGTGCTAGCTTAAGTAACTTCTCATTTGCAACGCCCATCTGACCAAGTGCATTGGTAGACGCGGCAATAATTTTAGTGAAGGCATCCACATTAGGGTTGCCATTATCATCAAAGACAACACGGTTACCCGCTAAGTCCTGCATTGCAGTTTTGCAGTCCTCAAAAAGTTGCTGTGCAGCATCCCTGTCTGCCTTAGCATTGTCTTTAATCTCTTTGACGAGTCGGTTCATCTTCTGATCCGACCACATCTTGTTCTTTAGAATGTAATTTGCCATCTAAGAATTCCTCGTCGTTGTAAAAAAGGTCCTCATCATCCAATATATCATCTTGAATATCAGGAAGATCCCTATGAGTATGTAGTCTTGGGGCCTTGCGACCGTAAGTTTTCTCTCGTCTAAATGTTCTGCCCATGTTTGTCCTTGAGCTTAGAAAGGTAACTACCTTTAAGAAATTTATTAGTATACCAGAAATAAAACGGCATAGCCCAGTCCACAGGCTTGATAATGATATCGAGATGCGAGACGTAAAGGGCGATATTTGCCAAAGACTCGAATAATGATACACCGCCATAACAGATAAGTCCAACCCTTTTAATGAGATATCTCATCCTTTTTCGACCATATTCTCCATGAACTCTTGGAAAGCTTGTTCTCGGGTAAGTCCAGACTCCCTCTGAGACTTAGTCATCCTGAAGCGTTTACCTGTTTTTTTCTTGTAGTCGTCAATATCAATGAACGGAGCGTTGATATCATTGCTGTTAGACAACTGCTTCTTCAACGCTTCGTCAATGATAACACTAAGTCTATCTTCGATTGCCATAATCTATTATAGCCCCTAGTCGCCCTTTAAGAGGACAGCAATAGGCGCAACGCCCTCGTCACCGTTCTCAATAAAGGCTCTGAGGTGGGCGGACTGGAACTTCTTACCAGTTGCCTTCACAGTATACCAGGATCCTGCGCGCTCCACAACACCGTCCCGCTCAAGATGTGGAAGAAGGCCGTAGAAAGGGTTCAGACCCTCATTGAAGATAAGCTCAAACTCACAACTCTTGAAAGGCTCGATAATCTTATTCTTCTTGTTTTTCACCCTACCACGAATACCGTTGGGGTTATCCTTCTCACCAACCATATCGGTCTTAGCGGTCTCCAGGTTCACACCCAGGTAGTAATCAAGAGCATTACCGCCAGCAGCAGAGGTTCGAGGATCGCCATACATCACACCAACCTTAGTGCGGATCTGGTTAACCAGGATCAGAGCGACATTCTTCGGTCGAAGGATGGGATTGATCTTGCGAAGGGCAGCACCAATGGTCTTAGCACGGGTTGCACCTTGCATGTTATTACCCTCGTAACCTTCGGCATCCATTTCAGCCTTGGAAGGAGAGACTGCCAGACTGTCATAGAACACGACAATGGGGGTGTCGGGATCTTCAGTGCGAATTGAGTTGATGACCTTCTCAATCGTGTCGAAACACTCCTCGACAGTAGGAGGCGCAGCATAGATAAGCTTCTCAGGATTGATCCCGAGTGTCACTGCGAACTTAGGGCTGTATGCATTTTCTGAATCAATGATAACAGTATGGTAGCCCTTACGTTGTGCCTCACGCAGAATGTGAGTTCCGAAAACAGTCTTGGCAGTAGAAGCCTGCCCAATAAACTGGGTGATCATGCCAATAGGCACGCCACCGTTATACTTACCGGAGATGATCTTATTCAATGCATAAGATCCAGTGGAAATTAACTCCGGTGTAAGCTCTTGCTCCGAGAGCATAGATGCGTTCTTAAGTTTCAAAATAACGTCCGTATTCATACTATATTATAGGCTCTGAGCTAGAGCACAGGCCAATAATACTCGATATTATCTGGCTCAGTCCAACCATGCACAGCATAGTAATCAGGATCCTTACGAAGAAGGTTAGAGCGATGGCTAGCGTGGACTCTATCGTCGCCAATCCAGTCGGGCATCTGAATATCATCAGGAAGATCATAATACTTCATGGTGTTGTTGTAACCACGCTCAATCCACTCTTGGATGCAGACATTGTGGTAGAGCTTGAGGGCAGGCAGGTAACCACGCCACATGGTGCGAGCAGGGTGGTTAGCCCAACCGACCTTGGCACCGGGGTTGGCAGCAAGCTTGTTAGTGCTGTTAACCAGTTGCATGGCTTCAACACGCTGCTTACCAAGACGACGGTAGTCGAGAGCTTTAACGGATGCGAAGAAGTCGGGATAAGGTAGGAATGTTTGCATGGTCTAGATTATACCGACCGTTCAGCATTTTACCACTGTCCTATTTAGGAAAATGACTAAATACTTGTATACCATGCCTTCCAACCCGAACGACACAGTGACTAGGGCTGATCTCAATCAGCAACTAGAAGTTCACGCTAAAACTATTGAGCTTCAAGTTCTACTTTCGAAACAGCAGGCAGAAATCCTCAACAATTTAGACAAGTGTGTAGAGGATCATAGGCAGATTAAGCGTAGCCTTGATCTCTTAGAGAGAAGAACCTGGAAGCAAGGATGGCTATTCTGGGGCATGATCTTCTCTCTCATTTCCACATCAGCAGCTTTAATCTCACAGGTGAACTAATGTCCGACCTCCATCAGCAACTTCTAGATAAGATCACAGATATCAAAAGTGATAGCCAGTGCCATCCCTGCTACCAAGAAGATACAGACATCTATCAAAGAAACCTTGTAGATGCCTCTAATATGCTAGAGGATGAGATCGAGAAGCTTAAAAGCCGGATCGCTTAGTTGCAATCGTCTTCGTGATCGTTGTTAGCATTGCGATTACCGCCACCTCTCACAAAGCCATTAGGGTAACGAGCGAGTAGCTTAGTTACATTGGCTTGAGCAATTTCATCCAGAGGTATGCCGAGGTTAGAAGCTGCCATGGCAACGTAGTAGAGTACATCACCGAGTTCCTTCTTTGCATCCTGAAGGTCTAACCCCTTACCATGAAAGTGACGCTTTTTAATTAACTCAGAGTACTCACCAGCTTCACCGCAAATGCCTAAAGCCCAATTAAGGTTGGCATCGCTCCAACTAATGTCGGGGTTTGCTGTTCTCTTACATGCTTCTTGAAATGTATTAAAATTCATCTTAGTCAATTTGATTTATAAAATCTTTCCAAATCTTTTCAGGTGTTAACGATGATAAAACTTTTCTATTCTCTTGAGACGC